ATTAGCTTTACCTATATTTTTCCTAGGATTAATTTTATCTGCTACTTTTTCTCCAACGGCTTCTCCAATTACAGGCGCAGCAGCCCTGCCTGCTACCGCCAGCAGCCCCGCCGCCTTATCTATAGCCTTTTTAGGAGTAGGGGTATTTGCTGAGGGGTCATCAGATTGAGGAGTAGTAGGTTTTTTAATCTGCGTAGGGTCACCTATGGTAGTAGCCCTTTGACGGGCAAGTTCATCAGATGTACTGCTACGTGTCGTATCAACCTCGGACGGAGTAAAGCTAGGGTCATATGACCTTGCCCCCGGTGCCCTTTGGTGCCACTGAGTACCACCTTTTTTCTGTCGTGCTTTTTTATTAGTCGTACCCGCAGCCTTATCTATAGCTTCCTCAATAGGCTTCTTATCCTTCTCATCCGTTGTAGGGTCTACCTTCGGAGGCTCTACCTTAGGTTGCATGAAAGGACGTGGAGCCTTTACCCTTGTACCCCTTGGGCCAGCTTTAGCTGGCTTATAACCCTTCTTTTTGGCATCACGCTCCAACTTACTTTGAGTTCTAGCCTTTTGTAAAATCTCGTTAATAACTTCCATAGACTTATTAAAAATTACCACCTCATCATTGTCTAGCTTATCTCCCAAATCTTGCCCTGCTTCATTCACAACCCACGGGGGGATAATATTTATGGGTTTGCCATCATCGTCAGTTTCTGTTTCAACTACTGGGATATACCGCATAGTCTCTAAAATAGGTTCTGAGGGGAAACCGTACTCCTCAAGAAGGCGGTGGTGTTCGGCTTCCCTCCCAGCAATATTATTAAGGGTAGTGAAAGACTTTCCTTTAAGGGGGTCATGGTCTTTCTCCATCCAATTAAGGAAAGAATCTTTAAAGTTAATGCGCCCAGTATTATCAGACCTCATAATCACAATCTTCCTATGAACTTGTATCTGTGGCTTATCTTCTTCCCCCGCCTCAAATAAACGACAATAATCTCCAGGCATTATATCGCCTACTACCACATCACAAGTTCGTGTCTCAGAATTAAAATATTTACAATGACCGCAATTGATTCCAAGCTTCATTTCAGGGGCTGTAGCATCTCTATACCCACATTGGTCTTTATCTACTTTTCCTGTTTGAGGCAGTTCAGCTTTTAGCAGTTCAAAATTAGCTCCTTGATTTACGCCTTTCTCACAAATGGTAACTTCAGCCAGTTCCATTTCGTCTACTTGCATATAAGGAGTTTGTCCCTTCATCATGTTCTGTACTTTAGTCGCACTACCCGCAATAGAATAGCTCTTTAACATGCCTTGGTTTATCTGGTCTGCTACTTTTTTAGCAATAGAAGTGTCATCCCGAAGTTCACAAATAAAGAATAGCCCCTTATCTCCCACACCAGACTTGAATATCTGCCCACCTCTAGATATATAAGCAGGCAAAGCCCAACCTACCTGAACGTCTGAATGCAATACCATGACATTACGAGTACGCTGATTATCCATGAACTTTAGAAATGCTTTATTTAAAGCATTCGTTGTAATTAAATGACCTTCCCTATCAATCATTTCAATCGAAGCGGGGCCACCAATAACTAGGGGGTCAACCATATCCATCTTTTGGATACCTACAGCCGCCTGTTTATAGGTGGGACTATCAGGATAGGCTCTATGTAAGGTTAAAATTTCTGCTTTAGAGATATTTCCTGAGTTAAAATTCCTCGTATATTCATCTAGTGCATCTTGTATATCTGCAAGAGTAGTTTGCCCTACTTGGTGTTCTCTCTTTTCCAACCAAAGAATCCCAGAAGGGTCATTAGCTATTTGAGATGTGGGAATATAAGTAGCAGTCATTATCCTCCATGCACCCCCCATATTACTCCATATATTTGTGTGCTTGCACCCGAAGCAATAGCAGATATCTTAACTCTTGCATCTATAGGCCAAGTAGTTTCTATGGTTTCTCCCGCTTTTAAGAGAATACCTGTAGAAGTTGTTCCCGCAGCCGTCGCAGTAGTATCTATAGCTATGTTAGCAGTTTGACTACCATGCCCATTCTTGAGTTTAAATCCTCTAACCGCAGAGATTCCCGGCCTACGCTTAGATTCGGATAGATTAACAGTACCTATCCATTCATAATTAATACCTTGGGCACCATCAACATAATCAGTTAAATTACCGTCTCTACGTTGTTCCACCATTATTTTGTCTACGTAAAAATCTATGTTATGTTGAGCCACAGTTGTGACAGCAACTCTATATGTAGCTGCTATCCGTTCAGCAATTTCGTACTTAATAGATATACGAGTAAAAGAAGTAGACAAGCTATGAGTAGCACTGGCAGCTAACTCAACCCCCGCGCTATTTTGAATGGATATTTTTACATCCCCAGATGCTGAAGCTCCCCTAACTTCACAACTAGCCACAAGGAATGTACCTTCTGTGTGCCCCGCAAATTTATCACTCCAATAAAACCCTTCCCCCGCTGCTGAGTTAGCAGGATTTACTAGGAGGGAATTGCTACCGTGGGCAGCTTGGGCACTACTTTGAGAAATTGCGGAACCTGAGGCGGTAAATTCAGTAATCGTGGCATGTTCAATAGAGGGGTTTTTAATAAGGTTGACAGCTGGCTCTCCCCGTGATACAGTCAATAAATCAACTGCTGTTGTACCAACGGTAGTGTCAATCGGAATGTATTTAGTCCATAGATGTACACTACTTCTGGTACTGGGGTCTATTTCCCATTGAGGCCAGTTCTCAGGAAAATGTTCTGAAGTTGGCATATAAGTCTCCTAATCAGTCGAGAACCATTTCATTATTCCAATAAGGCTACCCAGCACTATAGCAGAATGGATGAAAATAGCACCCATTACAAAAAATGCTGATTTAGCCCCGTACATACGAGTTCTCCAATGTTTTATTTCATCGAGTTCATCATTAAGTTTCTCTAAACTATTGCAAATCGTTGCATTTAATTGAGTTTGCCCTTCAATGTACCTATCTAATCGTTCTGTATAGACTGCTAAGTTTACTTCAATAGAAGTGTCATTCAGTACAGGCATAAGGCATATTATCGACCGAATGCTAGGATACGGATATACACAGCCGAAACGTCAGTAGTGTTTCCTACTTCATCCAAAATAGCTGCGTCTGCGCCAGCCTCGTACAAAAGTACTTTTTCATTACTATAATCATATTGAGCTACATATCCACTCTTTTCCATGGAAATTAGCAGCACATGAAGTGATTCCAAACCCAACTGAGTAGCAGTTAAAGATTCACCATTGGTAGCATAACTGCTATCAAACTGTACTCGTTTAATGACATATTTATTATTCCCAGGAACGCCCGTCATATCTGACGCATTGCCTGGAACTGTTATTGCAAGAGCCATAGTTTATCCTCCTTAAATAGAACAAGAAGAGAGGGTGGGGATATATCTCAACCCCCACCCCCTCAACACATTAAGCGTTTAGGTCAGCTATCTTAGCCTGAACAAAGAAGTTCTTGCAGCGCAACTCACCAAGAGTGTACAGCAAGCCCCTGACAACCAAGCTGTTAGCAGCGAAGTAGTCACGGTTCTCAATGTATTGGGTAGGCTGGGCAATTGACATCTCAAGATAGTCAGTGTCCAACACGTAAACGTTACTACCCAGAACAGCACCAGCAGAGCTTACACTCTTCGGCACATCAGCATCAGGCAGGATGGGGATACCCATGTAGGTAGCCAATACCAATCCAGTACGAGTACCGGGGAATGTTCGCTCAGAGCCAACACCCACCTGATATTCTTCCTGACCCATATAACGTTGCTGTGAATTCAACAAACGTTCCAGTTTGAAGTATTGGTCATGACCCATGAGGATGAGCTTTGGCTCTCCACCATTTTCCCGTATCTTCTGGATACAAGTATCAATTAGATTAAGGGAAAGGTCACGGCCTACACCAGCGTTGTGACTGACGTTAGCAGCAGCATTCCAATCACCAGCAGTCCGTCCAGCCAACGTAAGGTCAAAAGCCCTCGCATTGTTTTCCAAACCGCCAGCAGCAGACCCGTCCTCAGATACGATATCATCCAAGCTGGTAAATCCAGCGCGGGAATATACGTAAGCCAAGTCACCAGAAGCCCAGGCAGGGCTAGAGGTATCTACGGTTATAGTGCCACCACTATGAGCGGTAGCCGAAGCACCACCAACAGTGACACCAGAGGTAAGGTCATGAGCAGATGCGGAACCATCATAACGGGCAAGTTCATCACCCAGATGGAAGTTGTTCGCAATAGCTAGGCTACCTACAACGACAGTAGAACCACTACCACCAGTAGCCCTAGCAGCAGCCAAGGACAACAGTTCAAAGTTGACCTCTTTCATGTGGTCTAGCTGGGCGTTCTCATTTTCCAACGCCAGCACGTCACCAACACCACCTTCTAACTGGGCGGTGAAGACTGACTTGACCGATGCACCGAAGGTTGTAGCAACGATTCGGGGCAAGCTGGAAACCGTCTGGATAGCAGAAATATCTACTGTCGGGAGGTTACCAGTTTCTAGGATGGGCGCACTACGATTAGTGCCCCGGTCAGACCGAATCCTCCAACCAGCTGTGTTACCCCACACAGTACGTGGGATAGCATTAAAAAATCTAGTTTGGTTGTTCAAAGCCTGCCAGACTTTCCGTCCATACGTGGTATTAAAAATACCAGTAGCGGTATCAACCGTAAACGGGGTTCCGACACCAGCACCAGCTTTCTTCATAAAGCCGGGGCCAAATACGCTCTGATACAACCCTCTTTGTGACTGAGCAATATACTCAGCAAGGGATGGATTAGCCATAATTTATCTCCTTCTTCTTGTTGTTTGGGTTATCCCAGGAGTTCCCTTGGGATGCCATCAGTATTCCCACTTTCAATATTTTCCTGCATCCGACGCAAATCCTGATAGGACAACTGCATCATTTGGTCAACGGTATCCCCACTAGAAGCTTCCTTCTGTATTGTGGTAGTTCCATCTACACCAATGCTATCTTCATATCGAATAACAGTAGGACGGGTAAGAGAGGTTTCTTCTCGGAAACCCATCTTGCGTAGACGGCCTTCTGTCTCTTTCTGTACGGCTTTCTGCATATCGAAGCTTCCTTCCATTGCATTCTTCAAAGCATTAATCTGCTTTTGCATTTTGGCTAATTCCGGGTAC